CAGGCTCAGGACAACTTATGGCTGCAACCTGGAATAACAACATTTGTTTAATTGAAGGTCGAGGTTCATTTGGAACACGATTAGTTCAAGAAGCTGGTGCACCTCGTTACGTTTATACGAGGTTACATGACAACTTCAATAAGTATATTAAGGATGTTGATTTAAGTCCAGTACATGATGACCCAGAACACGAACCACCTGCATTCTATTTACCAGTCATTCCTTTAGTATTAGTGAATGGCACTAAAGGTATTGCAACTGGTTTCGCAACAAACATTTTACCTCACTGTCCTGAAAGTATCAAAGCTGCATGTTTAGAATACTTAAAGACAGGTAATATCGAAAATTATATCGATGTTAAGTTCCCAGAGTTTAGTGGAACTGTTCAACAGAACAAAGAAGAACCAAACAAATATTCAGTGTACGGCACCTACTCAAAGCGTGGTAAAACACAACTCTCCATCACCGAGGTGCCGTACGGTTTTGACCGTGAGAGTTATGTAAAAGTATTAGATGGTTTAGAAGATGATGGTGATATCGTATCTTATGAAGACCTATGTGATAAAGAAGGTTTTAGATTCGAAGTTAAACTCAAGCAAAACACATCTGCTAATTGGAATAAGAATAAAATTATTTCAAAGTTTAAATTGTCTAAACCATTCGCACAAAACTTAACCGTTATTGACTTCGATGGAAAATTACGAGAGTATGACGATGCTCGTGGAATCGTAAAAGACTTTGTCGATTATAAAATGAAAGTATTAGAGGAACGTATTAATAAGCGTATCATTCAATGTACTAGGGAAGTCGATTGGTTAACTATTAAGAAAGAATTTATTGAAGCTGTGCTTGATGATAAGATTACGTTTAAAGGTAATACTAAACTCCAAGTAATTAAACAAATTCAAACCACATTAGAAAGTCATGTATCAAATGAAGATGGTGATAAGTTATTACGACTTAATATTATGAGTTTGACTAAAGAGTTGGTGACTGAACTTGAAAAACAAATCAAGCAAGCAAATAAGGAACTCAAATTCTGGAGAACAACATCTCCTAAAAAACAATTCGCATCCGACTTAGAGGAAATTTAATATGTTTAAAAATGTAAAAGATTTAATGATGAATACGTTCGACAACGGATTCCGTATCGTAAAAGAATCCGATGAGGACCATAAGCATTGGATATTAGATGAAATGGATATACAATATGGTGATATATTTGAAGTAGGACCAAATGGTTACTTTGAAAAAATTGGAAACCGATTTCAGGATTCTAATGTCTAAGTTTTGGACTATATGGAAATACGCGCTAGGAGGATTTTCCGATGATAAAACGGAACCTTATGATAATTACGTTGCAATCCTTCGTACTATTATTGTGGGTGTTAATTTTCTTACGTGCTTTTTCATAATAGCAAACGTGGTACATAACTGGTGATTAAAAGATATCTTAACAAGAACCTAAAAGTTCCTAACATACCATTAAATGACATTAACACAATGTTTCACGAATTCTTTCATAGGAAAGATTATGAATGGTATTACGCTCCGCAACCTGGTGACGTATGTGTGGATGTTGGTGCTTGTGTTGGATTCTTTACTTGTCTCGCGCTCGACGGAGGCGCACGTTCCGTGTACGCGATTGAACCTAATAGGGAACATTTAAAGACTCTATTAGATAATACCTCAGATTATTTTATTGACCACGGAGAGACACCAGTGGTCCCTATCAATGTTGCTATTGGTAGTAAGGAAGAACATTACGAAAATATATTCGGACCTTCTGCAAAATTTCAACTCATGTCTTTTAAAGACTGTATGACACAGTATGACATTGAGTGGATTGATTATTTAAAGATTGATTGTGAAGGTGGAGAGTATGACATTTTTAGTTTAGAGAACGTTGAATTTTTACGAAACAACGTTCAACACATCGCGGTGGAGTTTCACCTTGACTCCTTTCCCGAAGCTCCATCGCGATGGCTTTATGTTCGTAACAATATACTAAAACATTTTGACGAAAACAAAATAAGATTTTTAGAACACGATGACCGTGAACTCGCTTTCGATGATTTAGCTTTACGTAGAAAGAATTGGGAAGAAGGTCGTTCTTTTATGATGTATATTACGAATACAATTGACTGGGACCCTACCAGTTTGTAATGTAAATCATAAACACTCTATTGTTTGCAATAGTTTCCTTCCAAGAATCAGATAATATTCCTTTCCCTACTTGTTCGTTTTGCCAATTCACTTTATTCTTTTTGGCAAACGGTAATAAGAAATTTTCTCTCCATTTTGAAAATTTATCTTCACCACCATATTGACCATCTAAATAACAGCGAACTGCGATATGACGAACATTATTAGATAAGAACTCTATGTTGTCTGCAGTTAAGATATTATATTCAGCACCAGATACATCAACCTTTAAGAAATCGATTTGTTTTAATTGTTGTTCTTCACATAGTTGAAGTAAAGAAATCAATCGAGGTTCTTCAAACTTTTCTTGTACTATTGCACTACGAAATATATTCGCGGAATCCATATCGACTTTTCCTACTGCAGCATTAATAGGAATAACCCTTTGTATAGTGTGGTCTATAATATAATCACTTACATTTTTAATTGCAACCTTAAGTAAATCACGATTAGGTTCAATCATATAAACTTTGTCTGCACCTTTATCGAGAGATGCTGCAGCAAATAAACCAATATGAGAACCAATATCAACAACGACATCTCCTGGGAGTACTTCATACCACCAGTCAAAGTCTTTTCTTATAAAGGTTTGCTCAAAAACTTGGTTGACTTGATGAAGTGACAGACCTGTCGTATCAAGTTCGAAATTAAGAGCTTTAGGGTTTAACATATTATATCCTCACACAATGAATAAATAAACTAAAAATCAATTACAATATAGGAATTCTATAAGTGCCGATTAATAACTATTTATCTACTGGAGGCTTTGCAATCAAGATTGCGAGGTTGCCTAATGTGGAGTTTTTCAGTCAGAAGGTTTTAGTACCTGGTGTGACTGCAAACCCTGTTGAAACTCAAACACCTTTGAGAAAGTTCTACAGCGTGCCCGACCATTTAAATTATGCTGACTTAGATTTAACGTTTATCATTGATGAGAATATGGAAAACTATCGTGAGATTTACGAATGGTTAAAAGGCATTGGTACACCAGATAATTTAGAGCAATATGATAAATTAAAGAACAGTGTAGATGGTGACCAGTCAGATATAACTATTATGTTATTGAACTCTCATAAGAATCCTAATATAGAATTCACATTCTCAAACGCATTCCCAATAGGTTTAACACCTATATCACTTGACCTCGCTCAACAAGACGTTGTATATGCAGAAGCAACGGTTACTATGAGATACGATGCTTTTGACATTAAGAAAATGTAAAAGGAGTTATTTTGCGAAAAATAATTGAATGGTGGAAGAAAGTTATTTACGAGGAGTACCACCTTACAGTATGGTATCAAAAAGAAGCGACCATCTCAAAAGAAGGTGTAAAAACCATCACACGAAGTAAACACGAATATAAACTCAAAAAGATTACTAAGAAATCGCCTAATCATATTGTAGGTAAAGATATTAATGGTAGAGCTTTTGAGATACGTACCGTGGAACCTTTCGATTACCAAATCAGAAAAATATACTAATCAACAGTTGACAAATGCTATTTTTTATGGTATAATAGTACCGTTAATAAAAGCATAGTTGGATTTTTAAATAATGGATACAAATCAAATTTCAGAAATATGGGCAAAGGATGCTCCCATCGACGAAACAAATTTAGTTGGTGAAAGTAAGCGCATTCCTTTATTACATAGTAAATACTATAACATGTATTACAAAGAAGTTTTACGTGTTAAAAAACTCAGAGCAGAATATAAAGAACTTGAAAGATTAAAGCGTGAGTATTACGATGGTTCAATGGACCAGGAAACACTTAATGAACAGGGTTGGAAACCTTTTCAGTTAAAAGTTTTACGTAATGACTTGGATAAATATATTCAAGCGGATAAGGATATTATTAAGTTAAGTTTAACGATTGACTTTCATTCCGCGAACGCGAACTATTTAGAAGATATTATTAAAACGATACACAGCAGAAATTTCGTTATTAAGAATATGATTGATATTCTAAAGTTCCAAGCTGGAGATTATTAATGATAAAGTGGTTTCAAAAATTAATTGAGAAACCTTTAGAAGAGAATAAGGTTGACCAAGCATTAATGCATAATCTTCCCGTGATGGAAGAAGAGTCAGACCCAGAAGATTTAACCTTAGAAAACGCGTATCGTACGAGATGGATTTGGTACCATACTATTCTAGCAATACTTATCTTCTTTACGAATTTAATACTATTTGGTATTTTTATTTTATTAGCAATTAAGTTATAAATTATGAGCGAAGTGATTAACGTCGAACACATTAATAGTGTACACATGAAAGTGACTGCCGATGGTGGTGTTCGTCAAGAAATCGCTCAACACTTTTCTTTCCGACCTGAAGGTTGGCAATTCCACCCAAAAGTTAAAATGCGAGTTTGGGATGGATACATTCATTTATATCAACCATTAAGACCTAAACTATACGTTGGTCTATTTCCACACCTCAAAAAATTCTGTGACGATAGAGGTTATACTCTTAATGCACCAGATAATATTGGGTTAGATGAACAGATTGATGATGATTACGGTATACAACTTGCAAAAGAAATCGATTGTAAGTTTACTCCACGTGATTATCAAAACGAATATATCGTTAACGCTTTACGTAAAAGACGTTCACTATCATTAAGTCCTACATCTTCTGGTAAATCATTAATCATTTACTTAATTCAACAACACTACTATCAAGCATTCGGTCATCGTACTTTGATTATCGTTCCGACAATTGGATTGGTACATCAAATGGCTGGTGACTTTAAAGATTATGGATGTGACCCAGATATTATATACACTATTCAAGGTGGTGTTGATAAGAACACAAAAGCACCTATCGTAATTTCAACGTGGCAATCTCTCACTAAACAACCTAAGGAATGGTTTGACCAATTTAGAGTAGTGATGGGAGATGAAGCACACACTTTCCAAGCGAAGTCACTTACGACAATTATGGAAAAACTTACGAACTGTGAGTATCGACATGGATTTACTGGTACACTCAAATCCTCAGAATCAAAAACTCATAGGTTAGTATTAGAAGGTTGCTTTGGTCAAGTAAAGAAAATCATTAACACAAAAGAACTCATGAACAAGGGAACAGTTGCGGACTTCAAAGTTAAAGCAATCGTTCTATCACACAACAACGATGCTCGTAAAACATTTAAGGACGCGATTAATAAGGTCAAAGATAAAGTGAAGAAGTGGCCGGCTGAAAGAGAGTTTATCGTTAATCACGAAAAGAGAAACAATTTTATTAAGAACTTAGTACATAGTCTCGAAGGTCAGAATAATCTCATATTATTTGATTTGGTTGAGAAACATGGTAAGGTCTTAGAACCCTTGCTTCGCAAGGACGGACGTCAATTACATTTCATCTATGGTGGAACATCAGGTGAGGAGCGCGAAAACATTCGACATCTTGTTGAGAATGACAAAGAAAAAAGACACGACATTCTCGCAAGTTATGGAGTCTTCTCCACTGGTGTGAATTTAAAAAGATTAGATAATGTAATATTTGCTTCAGGGTCGAAGTCTGAAATTAAGGTACTACAATCGATTGGTAGAACGTTAAGGAAAGCTGATGATTCGAAAGAAGCGACTTTATATGATATCGCGGACGACCTTTCTGTGGGAAGTTTTGAAAATTATACTTTGAAACACTTCAGGAAGAGG